GCGGAATGAATCAGCAAGAGGTTGATGCTTACAATCGGAGAGAAATCCGAGAAGTAATCAAAGCCTTCAAAGCCATGGATGATGCAGCAGTCGAAGAAGCCAAGAAGGTTTCAGGAGCGCTTGCAGACTACGCCCTAGGCAAGATTCAACAAGCTGCTGCAACTCGAACCGTAGCCACAAAGGTTGCAGTTCGGATTACCCAAGGCGGCAAGGTTTCAAAGACTTCTAAAGTCGGAGAGATTAGCCTGGGCTTTGCATCTCAGAAGTTCTCAGGTGGAGCAGACACTAAGCGCCTATGGGCTGGCATGGAATTTGGTTCTAATCGCTATAAGCAATTTCCAGCGAGAACACCACGCTATCGCAAGGGCAACTATGGCTACTTCATCTATCCAACGCTCAAGGCTGCTCAGCCTTATATTATTAACGAATGGCAAGATGCCTTCTCAAAGATTATTAAGGAGTTCTAATGGCTGGCGATAGCAGAACCCTTAAACTCGCAATCCTTGGCGAAGTCAAAGACCTTAGTGCGAGCCTGACTAAAGGCTCTAATGAAGTCTCGTCATTTGGTGATCGGATCACAAAGTTCGGCAAAGTCGCTGGCGCTGCATTCGTAGCCGCTGGAGTTGCTGCTACTGCCTACGCTGGCAAGTTAGCCATTGATGGCGTTAAGGCTGCGATCGAAGATGAAGCGGCTCAGTTAAGACTAGCCACATCTCTTAAGAATGTTACTGGCGCTACAGATGCCCAGATTAAAGCTACAGAGGATTACATCCTTAAGACTACTTTAGCAACAGGCGTTACAGATGATGAACTGCGCCCATCGCTAGATCGTTTGGTTAGAAGCACATCAAATGTTCAAAAGGCCCAAGAACTTCAAACTTTGGCTCTTGATATTGCAGCAGGTACAGGCAAGTCACTCCAAGCAGTCTCAGAAGCCTTAGCAAAGGCTCACGATGGTAACTTCACAGCTCTTAAGAGGCTAGGTGGCGGCATTGATGAAAACATAATTAAGTCTAAAGATTTTGATGCAGCACAGCAGGCTCTCTCTAAAACTTTTGCCGGACAATCATCAATCCAAGCCGAGACTTTTGCTGGCAAGATGGACAGACTTAAAGCGGCATTCAATGAAGGTAAAGAGCAAGTCGGTTCTTACATCCTTGATGGACTAACTCCCCTAGTTTCAGGAATCGTCAATAAAGTAATCCCAGCAGTTCAAGCCTTCATCGGTTCAATCGGTGGAGAAGCAGGAATCAAAGCCGCACTTTCAAGTTATGTAGATTTCGTTAAAAGTATCTTTGGCCCAGTTTTAGAAGGAATTAGATTTGCATTTAACAAGATTAAGGATGCCGTAGAAGATAACAAAGAATCATTCAAGGCTTTACTGGACTTCCTAAAGGTACTTGCTCCCTATTTTGGTGGGGCTCTCAAGTTAGCAATTCAGGGAATTGGTATTGCTCTTTCAGTCGTGGTCAATATCGTTGCAGACTTGATCGATGGATTTAGAACCCTGATTAATCTTGGCTCAAGAATCGGTGGCGCTATCGGTGGAATGTTCGGCGGTGGTCGAGCAGCTGGTGGTCCGGTATCAGCAGGGACAACTTATCTCGTAGGCGAGAAAGGCCCAGAACTCTTTACGCCATCTCGCTCAGGAAGCATCATTCCTAATGGCTCAATGGGTGGCGGTTCTAATGTCATCAACATAACCGTCAATGGCGCAATTGATCCAATCTCTACAGCTCGTCAGATCACTCAAATCCTCAACCGCGAAGCAACCCTTTCAGGAACATTCAACAAGGTTGGAGCATCGCTTCTGGTGGGTGCGTAATGCCTTGGACTCCTCAAGCAACTATCTCGATCGATGGTGTAGATCGTAAGTCGATCACCTTGGCCGATGTACAGATTTCTTATGGCCGCACATCAGTCTGGGAACAGGCTCGATCTTCCTATGCTCGGATAGCCATCCTTAATACTGCTGGCACAGACTATGACTTCCAGATGAATAACATCGTGGCAATCAAAGTCAAGAATGTTGCTGGAACAGATGTCACAATCTTCACAGGCAAGATCACTAGCGTGGACAATAACCTTGCTGGATCAGGCACTATCGGAACTAACGCGGTTCAGACAATCACAGCGGTAGGGCCGTTCTCCCAAATGTCTCGCAAGATCATCGGCGGTTCAAACTGGCCAAAAGAGATGGATACGGTTCGCATGACTCGCATCTTCAACGATGCCGGACAAACCATCGATGTCGTAGATAGTCCAGCCATCTATGAATTCGCTGCTCGGACTGGAAGCGCGGCAGATGCCTATTCACTAGCTGCTACTTTTGCCCAGCAAGCCTTCGGATATATCTATGAGACTTCTCTAGGCAAGGTGGGCTTTGCTAACGAGTCTCGCCGTACAACTGATGCCAAAGCCAATGGATATACGGTTATTCCTAATGGCCACATTCTCTGGGGTAATGTCTCAAGTCAGAAAACCTTGGCAGACATTCTTAATAATTTAACCCTTACCTATAATGCTGGAACTAAGACTTCAACCGATGCAACAAGCATCACGGATTATGGTCAGGTTGATGGATCAATTTCTACAACCCTGCATAATGCTGCTGATGCTCAGATTCAGGCAGATCGCTATGTAACCCTACGAGCCTACCCTCGGACATCTCTCAGCTCTTTTACGATCCCAATTAATTCAACAAATGTCTCAGATGCTTTGCGGGACTTTTACATCAACATGAGCATGGGCGAACCAATCCAGATAACAGCTTTGCCAATCGCTTTGAAGAATACGACTTATCGCGGATTCGTAGAAGGCTATTCATTCTCTATTAACCAGTACGAAATGATCATAACTCTCAATACAACCGACTACACCTACAGTTTCACTCCAACTCGATGGCAAGATGTTTCAGCGGCACTTACATGGAATGCGGTGGGGGCTACGGTACAATGGGCTACTTACGATGACTAGGGGTAAGCGTGGCAACAACAACTAACTTCGGCTGGACTACGCCTGATAACACAGGCTATGTCAAGGATGGCGCTTTGGCTATCCGCACCCTTGGATCAGCAATCGATACCTCTATGGTTGATTTTAAGGGCGGCACAACTGGACAAGTACTATCCAAAGCATCTAATACTGATATGGATTTTGTTTGGGCTGCCGATGCTGCAAACGGCTACACAACAATAGCAACGGGTACTTTAAGCGGTTCCTCAGTTACAGTTTCTTCAATTCCGGGCACTTATGTAAACCTTCAATTAGATGTTTACAACATGACGTCTAGTTCAAACTCTGGCTTCTTAGTTACGGTCAATGGGCTTTCAAGCAACTACGCACAAAGTCTTTATTACCATGCAAATGGTTCAAGCGGTAATAGTGGTCAAGGAAGCGGCGGTGATTGGAGTTTTGCTCCTGCATCAACTTTTGATAAAACCTCAGATGCGAATCACCTACAAATGACATTTTACAATTACGCTGCAACTAATCGCGTTGCGCTTGCTAGTTCTACAATAAATTATCTTTACGGCGATGGCACTACAAAATTCAGCGCAAATGGTTCTCATGCTAATACTGGAATTAACGCCGCGATTACTTCCGTAACCGTTGCCTCTCAGGTGGGAACTTTCAGTGGCGGCACTTATATTTTAAGAGGGGTTAAGTAATGATTAAAATTGAACACAACGCTTCAACTGGCGAGATAACTGAAAAGAATATGTCGAAAGCAGAAGCCGCTGTTTTAGAAAAACAAAGAACGGAAGTTCAGGCTAAGATTACTGAATTTGAGAACCAAGTGGCTATGAAGCTTGAATTGCTGAATAGACTTGGAATTACTGAAGCAGAAGCAAAGTCTTTGCTGGCATGAAACCAAGACTATGCAAATCAGGCGTGATCCTTCGTGACCAAATCAATGCCGCATTCCCCTATCGTGATAAGACTTCCGATGGCTGGATCGCAGATGCAAGGCACATGTCTCGTGGCAAGTCTGATCATATTCCAAATGCTGACTCAATCGTATTTGCCATCGATGTTGACCGCGATTTATCCGGTAAAGCCAAGCCCGATATCATGCCCGATTTGGTTGATCAGATTCGACTCTATGCAAAGTCTGACAAACTCAAGCGATTCTCTTATCTTATCTTCGATGGAAAAATCGCTTCGGCAAAGTCGCTTTGGAAGTGGCGCACTTACACTGGTATTAACAAGCATAACCATCACGCTCATATCTCTTTTACTTTGGCTGGGGATTTACATGACGATTCGTTCGATATTCCTTTGATCGGAGTT